TCTTTCTACTTCCTACCAAGATATTTGGGTTGCGGTTTGCCTTCCAACCACTTACTTATCAATTTAATCCATTTTTTAATGATGATAAACATATCCTTTAAGTTAGTTGGTAAATGGTGCCGCCGAGAAGATTCGAACTCCTGACCCATTGATTACAAATCAATTGCTCTACCAACTGAGCTACGGCGGCACATCATCTACTTGCTGGTGTTAAACCGACGCTGTGGTTTATAACCCTTAGGCCAAGTCGGTTGGCGATTAGAGAGTTGGGTAACCCGCTCCGACAGTTCGTCGTTTTTAACCGACATCTCAGCGTTGACAAATTGCATTGCCTTCACTTCGTTTTCTAGTTCCCGGCACCGTGCCTCAAAGAACGCTTCTACTCTTGCTTCCATCAACTGGACTCCTCTATGAGTTTCAATAGTCTTATCTTATACTGTTCTTGATCAATTGTCAAGAACCTTTCGTAATTATTCATCAGATTGTTTAAATCAATCCATATAATATCATCCCTCAATTCCGTATCCCATTGCGGTCCATAACCAACTAACTCATCCAATATGATTATTGTTTCTAATGACACACGGCCACCTAGAAACTCTTTCATTAATTTAGGGTGCTGTCCATTCGTTACTGTGAACAAATCCTCAAACGCATCCACTAGAGGTTTCATCTCTACCTCAAACATTTCAAAGAAACCCTGACGTTTAAGTTTCCATGATTCATGGTTCTCATCATTGAAGTTGGCAATATACCCCTTCTTATCTTTGATGAAATTTGCTACAAAGTAGTTTTGAATTTCTTGTTCTGTCTTGTACTTGCGAGCCAATCTAACGAAGAACGACCTGTCCTTGCGTTTGTAGAAGGTATCGCGTTTGATACGAGTCTTGCCCTTGTATGTCACAAAGTCATAGTCGCTCTTACCAAAGTGTGCTTTCATAGCACAGTACATTAGATAAACGTCAATCGGTTCCATTACAGATACGCTTCGATACCCAATCAGTTAAAATGCAGGGGATTACCCCGTGAATAATTAGAACGGTAGCCATTACCCACGCATGAGCAAGGTGCATAAAATAGTTAGTGTTATTTTCTTTAAGGTGTTTCATACAGGTAGTTGTGCCTGTCGAGGAAGAAAGTTCAATTCCCGTGCGTTAGCCTCAATCTTCTCTTTGAGACTCTTGGAAATAAGGCGACCCACTGTATCGGGTTCGATATCTTGGCGATGGCAATAGTCTAGAACTGCATCCATATGCGTGATATTCTTCTCTATCGCAAGACGTTCAATTTCCATTGAAAATGTCTTTGAGGTGTTAAGTGCCATTTTGTACTCTTGTAATTTATTAATAGGGTGGGGGTTAACCGTGGACCCCCCTCGGATGTATTACGGCATCACCCGTTGTTTGGTGTTTAGTTAAACACTCATCGCAGTTGCGCGATAACCAGCAGCAACCACAGAACGTGATGCAGTACCCAGACGGTACTTGCTGTAAGTTTCACCATCAAACGAGCTGACCCGCTTGTTGAGGTACACAGGGTATCCCTGCATACGAAGGGAACTAATCAGAGCGCGAGCGTTCTTGACGCCATATCGTGCGCTAATCTGCTTTGCAGTAAGTTCAGTACCGTTTTCGAGAGCGGCAATAACCTTAGTTGCCTTCGTAGTCGTAGTCGTAGTCATGTAGTAATTCATCCTTTCAAGATGATGACAATATCATTATTGACATTGTTTATAGAGTATAACATAGAAATAGTTAAATGTCAATACCCTTTCAAGGTGGTAGGTTATTCTGTTGCCAAGGAACCTACCGAAACTCCTGCACACTTACTGCTTACGCAGCGAGTGCCAATGGTGCAAAGTTATCGTTTGCATTTAGAAATTTGACCAATAACGCAGTCATCCGACAATTCTCCACTTATCTATCCCAGCCTGTCGATCCTATTTCGCCCCCATCAAAAGAAGACTAGATAAATCAAACCAGAAAGTAAGGTTATGTCTGCACAAATACTCCAAAGTATATATGCTTTAAACATTACCACCGATATTTTTTTTACTAGACGATTCTTCATCTGAATCTCCTGATATCATCTCTTCCATTCCAATCTCCTTTTGGTGGAGGCGGTGGGTACTGCCCCCACGTCCAGTTCTGTATTCAATTCGTATCATCAAATTGTATCTTATTTATAACACACGGGGACTAATAAGTCAAGTGCCTTATTGGCATTCCTTTAATCTTTGTTGGCAATGAAAGTAAAATTCCACCCTTTCCCTGACTCAAAATACACGCCCACTTATCCTTTATTTCTAATACTGTGGTTGTACCCGTGGTTTCATTTATATAGGACATGACAGCAGTTTTCTGTTCTGCATCTACCCAAGCGGAAATTGGTTCTTCACCAAACTCTTTGACCTTATCCATAACTTCCTTTATAGGGCCACAAATCACAGGTTTCTGTGTTACAATCCAATTTGGAAATTCTCCTAAATCTTCTGATTCTGGAATTGTTTCTTGCGCTAAGGTTTGATTACCCATTAACAGAAACACTGCCAGTATAGCTACTAGATGTTTCATTCTGTTTGCTCCATTCTGCAACGGTTTCCACTAGAGCATCTAGGTATTCGTGTTTGTCTCTTACAAACTCTTGGACAGTTCCATCCTCTGTTACTACTAAAATCACTACCTGAGAGATTTCTATGCCTGTTCGTTCTCCGAACATCTCTGCATATGCAGAACCTTGAATGTAATAATTCTCATTCCATTCATCTTTACGCTCTTTAGTTGATGTCTTGAAGTCGATAATCGACGGTACACCATAGTACTCTGCAATACAATCAACCCTTCCCGCTACCTTATATTTATCACTATAGAGTCCTGCTTCTTGTGCATAGATGTTATCAATATTGCATAACACCGACTTTAATTGACTAAAAAGACAATATGGTAAGAAATTCTTCTTGTGTTCTGCCCATTTAGATGGATAATTGGACTCCATGTTGTTGAGGTAGTCCTCACACATGTGGTGAACCTTAGTGCCACGATTGGCAGCAGTTCGTGCGACATGGTTGGCAACTTCATTACCTACCCTCTTACGCCATTCCATCAGCCCCTTCTTGTTACGAACTGATAGGACCGTTGTGATTGATGGGTACTTGTTACCGTCTGGTGTTGCATATAGACGCACACCGTTACTGTTAGTTGCTTTTATGGGTTGCAACTCTACCCCTACATGATTAAACATTATTTAATTTCTATTCCAACTCCCAAGTTTTATTCGTCTTATTAAAGACCCTAACTGTACCATCTTCTTCTGTAACTTTTCCAGTAATGTTGTTTAGTGACATATATGTATTCATTTGATTTGAAATTGTTATGCAAACTTCATCAAGATAATCAGAGTCTTTATCAGCCCTTTTTGCATGATAATCTTCTTTAGATTTCCAAACCGTAACACCTGTTAATGTCAACTCATTATTACTTATAGTTCTTGACGAATCTATAATAAAATAACCGAGATGAGCGTCCCAACCGGGATGCACTTCTGATGGCCAGGTGGTATCTGTATTGGGTCTAATTATAACTCTAGTTGTTGTGTATGTTGCCATTTTTTATCTCCGTTTAATACATATTTATAACTTATGCTAACGAACGGACCCTCGCTACTAGTCTATCTGCTCTATTGGTGACCTGACGATACCAAGCAGAGTCAACCATCTCATCTGCGGCGGCGTGCCAATCACGGGAATCTACACCACGTTTCATACCTTTAAATTTACTCAATCTTGGCCTTCCCATATTGAACATCATATTAGCAATCACTTGTTGAGCCTCTTCCGGCAGATCGCTAAATTCTTCGTATAGGATGTTACAGTCTCGCAAGACGCTTTCGCAATCCTGTTCGAAGGCCTCAATAACTCTGGACTCACTGATGGCAGTGCCGATCTCTGAACCATATTCGGGGTCAGACTCAAGGACAAGATGGCCAACGCCAAAAGTAGCATACCCCAAATGATCGTTATATACCTCATATTTCACACCCTCGTCTATTTCTAGTTGTTCTCTTAGTATTTGTAAATCCATTATTCCATTCCTATCCCAAGCTTAATCTTATTAATGAGATAACTACGAACGAAGCCACTACGGACAATATCACCGATAGTAAACTCAGTACAGTTAAACTCTTCCATCTCCTCAAGAATTCTGAGGAAGTCATGTAATCCATTTTTTTCATTTGTCCTTTGTAAATCAGATTGATCAAAGTCACCACAGAACATAATCTTTGAGTCCTGACCGACACGGGTGACAATAGTATCCAGCTCATGAAAATTCATATTCTGACATTCATCCACTATAATGATTGCGTTATCAAATGTCAACCCCCTTAGAAAAGAAGTTGATAGGAAGTGGAGTG